ACACTATCAAACGGAATCCAGTTACGTGTATCATTTTTAACGCTAAGAGCGTATTCAATTGCTTTACAAGCAGATCCGTCCGAATCATCAAATGCAACAACTTCGTCAACGCAGCCAAGTGCTTCAACAATAGCAGCACGCTCGTGCCACGGCATAAACGAACGTCCTTTTTTACGAACAAGCCAGTCATCAGAATTTACGCCTACAATTAAATAAGCGCCTAAATCTTTTGCTGCTTCTAGGTAGCGGATATGTCCGCTGTGAAGGGGATCAAATCCCCCAGTGGCTACTACAATTTTCATTGTAGTATTTATTATATACGTATATAACTATGACTTAATCAAAACCGTGCCAGATTTTACTGCCGTCAAGCCAGCTCAAAATTAAATCTTGATGTCTGAGATATCCAAAACGATTAATACTATCCTTGGCGCTATCAGGTAACAAATCAGTCTCTAATAAATCATACCATGAGGTATTTCTCGGATCTTGCGGGCTACTAACTTTATACGTAATAGCCTTTAGCCAACGTTCCTCTGGTCTTTTTTGCATAAATGCACATTCAAAACCAGACAATGCAAGCATATACATTAAACTTACAGTAGTGTAATGATAGAAGGTATTACTTTGAAGTGTAATATGCATTTGGTTATTCATCATTTCAACCGAAGTTGGCACTTGAATTATTAACATTCCGCCGTCGGACATTACACGGTTCCACTCTGCTAAAGTATTATACGGATTTAATGCATAATGGAAAGCATTATGACACCATACTACATCATATAGCTTGTCTTTTTTGTGTTCAAGATTTTCAAAATCAGCACGTTTATATGTTACATTTTTGTACTTTTGTGCCAATGACAAATTTTTATGTTTTTTATCAATGCCTGTGCAATCAATATTTAACGGTATTCTTCGATCATTGTCGTCTAAAATTGCCGCTGTTGCCCATCGTTCAAGATCATCGCCGTCGCCACAGCCCATGTCGCAAAATGTATCAACTGATTCTAAGAAATTTTCATATCCAAATAATGTGTTTAACGTGCTTTCTGCAACTGCACGCGATTCTTCGTCTGTAATATTCATAATAAAGATTGTATAATATTTTGAAACTTTTGTTGATGCATATTGTACAATCTTCCAAGTAGTTCTCGGTTATTATGTAATCGATTGTATATATGCATTCTAATGTTATTTAAGTTGCTCAATGATTTATTGCGTAAAAAGTCATCAATACTTTGCGTTACCATTTGGTATCGACGTTCTTGACCAAGTTCGTTATCATAGCTATGATCTATTAGATCATCAAACAAATCAAAACCTAAATTTCTTACACTCTTAACTAACCCTGGAACAGCAAACCAGACCGGAATTTGATAATATGCAAATGCCTTGAACGTTTTTTCAGTGATGAAAATACTTCTCCAGAGACGTTCAGTTGAAGCCTGCTCACTGGTTTCTAAAATTACATTTAATAAGGAATTATAAAAAATATTATCTGTGTGATGATGTTGTTGAGTATCTGTTTCAACAACTCCGTCGATATAAATTGGAAATGTGTACGGAGCCATTGATTGTTTATATTCTTCTGGCCACTTAGTGGATCCAGACCCACAACTAACTACACCTTTATAGTTAAGATCTAATAATTGTCGAATTGCTGTAATTCGATTATATGATGCACGCCTTGCTAGTGCAATGAAATGATTTTCAATCTTAATATTTCGAAAATCAATATGTAAACTATGTCTGTAGAACCCACAATGAGCCACCATATGCTCTACAAATTTTGCAGCTGGGTATCCTAATCTATCAAGAGGAATATCAACGTTATACAGAACACTGACATCTAATGTTTTACCAGTGTTTTCTTGTATACTCTGTAATGCTAACTCAATATATTTTGGATCGACACCTTCGTTGCAGCAATTAAACAACCAGCGTTTACTGAATATATCTGTTATATCTTGTTGGTTTGCAAACTCTGTAAGTTCTTCGAAGAATCTAAGATTTACAACTTTGTCGAAATCTTGATTCCAAAATTGATATATTATCCTTTCACTAGACTGTGACATCTTCCATGCCAGCAGTACGTAATTTAACAATATGTCCCATTTGCCATTGTTTAGCATCAAGCCCTTTCATAATACCTAGCCATCGATTACGTAACAATGCTACTTCGTTAATAAGGAGTTCCATGTCAATGACTTCTCCTTCGCCGTCTACATACTTTTCAGCGTCACGGCTAGACAAAGCGCGACTATACCCTTCTAAATATTTTTGAAAATGCTTGCGTCGTATTTTACGCAATTCAATATTAAGAAAATTTAACACAGCTTCGATTTCTTGAAGCTGGTTAAATCTTTGTTCAGTAACGCCCGGAAGCAACTTAATATTACTTTCTACATTGCCACCAATCCGAACCTCACGTTTAGCCTCTTGAAGTTCATCCATATAATAATCGATAAACTCAGGAAGTCTTGAAAGATCCTGCGTTACTTTGTTATACCACATTAGTAAGTATCGTTGTCGTCGTCGTAAAAACTGTATTCGTCTTCTTCGTCAATTTCGTCTTCGTATTCTGAATGATCTTCAACATACTCTAATAGACTTTTCTTTACATTTGTATCTTGTGCAACTTCCATAAGTTCTTGGGCATCAAACCCATTTTCGACCAAAACTTGCACAAAATCGTCGGCTGCTGCCGAGAAGCCGCCGCTAATATGCGAACGCAATGCTTCCCAAATTTCCATTGCTAAATCAGGACTCATGTTCTTCATTATCTCCTACTTCTAGAACGTCCGTATTAACATCTTCAATGATGTCATCTGTTACGTTTGCTTCTTCGTTACTTATCTGTTCTTCAGCAAAAGCAAAATCTTGCATGAGCCTATCAAGAATCCCATCGTCGTTATTTTCCCAAGCCTTACGGAAAGCAAGTACTTCTTCACCTGTACTGCGTTCTACAAAACGTAGCCGATTGCCTTGCTTAGTAAGCAAACCTTTCTTTTCGGCTAAATCAACCAGACCAGAATATGGATTCATGCCAGTTTCATACGGGATTTTAACTTGTACTGCTTCAAATGGTTTTGCATAGCGAGTCTTCATAACCTTACATGCAGCGCGAATACCATGTACGTCAGAAGTCTTATTACCATCCTCATCTTCTTTGAGCTTCAATTTACGCATTGCTACAACAATTGAAGATGCATAGATAAAGCCTTGACCGCCGCTAATCTTGTCATCTGGATCAAACATATCTTGCGAAGCGTATGTGTGGTTAGTTGCTACCAAGCCTACATTGTAAGCCCCGATCATGTTTACTGTGTTGCGCACAAGTGCAGTAAGTGCTTTAGGCTTACGACCCAAATCACCTTTCATATCGCCTTTTTCAAATTGATCAACATCCGTTGGAGTCAACAACATGCCCAACGAATCGATGATAAACAACACCTTAGGACGTTCTTCGTCTGGCATTGATTTATAATCTTTCATAAACATCGAAATAGTTTTAGCAACGTCGTCAATCATGCTCATACTCAGTTTTAGCAGTTTATCTTCCGAGGTATCAACACCCAATGCGTGTAGCCACTGTTCATCAAGTGCGTTTTCTGAGTCAATCATTACAACAAAAATACCTTGTTGCTGGGCGTGTTTAGCAATGTTGCCAGATACAAAGTATGATTTGCCTGCGCCCGATTCTCCTGCGAATACAGTAACCTTGCCCATTGGCACACCTTTATGGAAATCGCCACTAATAAGGTAGTTTAGAGCATAGTTGCCTGTTGAAATCCAATCGGTTGGATCATTGAACCCAATGGATAGTCCGTCAATACTTTTTGTAATATCCTTCCGGAACTTACTTACATCAAATGGTTTAGCCATATTTTTATCCTTTAATTTTTAAATATTATAGCACAAATTATGCTACTTTATCAAGATATTTTTTATAATTTCCACTATAGAAATGATCATAGTTAAATTCAATAGTGTCGTGTTCTAGCAAATACAAGTCATTCCAGTCATCGTAACTAAGCACACTAAATTTTGAAAGTGTGCTGAATAACTCAACTAAGCGAGTAATTGGATTCATAATCGAATCAAAATTATAGTCAAATATCTTAAAAGGTTTGAACCCAAAATTCTTTTCTAAGTGTTTATGCCAACCAGGTTGTGCATATGCTAAAAATAAACCTCTATTTGTAACGCTATACAGAAATTTTTCAGTAACAAAAGGGTAATAGCTAGTTGCCATAGTTTCACTAACTATATGTACAAAACTTTCTACTATTGGTTTTGATAACACTTTAACATTATGAGCATGATTAAACCGTGTGTAATCTAAACTATAAATTTGATTAGCAAACTGCTCGTCAATGTTAAAAAATTTATTATAAAAACGTTCGTTTGTGCCTACGAAATCTTTAACGTGGCCAGCTATCTCGTCTAATTCAAAAACAAAGTTTTTAGTTGCATAACCTTGCTTAAACCATTTAAACTTTTTAGTAATCGCTGTTAATAGCTTTCTGCTAACATGTCTTCCGCCGTTAAACGTACAAAGAAAATTTCTTAAATTTCGTACAGGGTGAATACGATAATCTTCAAATTGATCGATGAAATTATTTTTAATCCACATATCTAACGAAAAGTTCAAATTTAGATTTGGATACTTTTCTTTAATAGTTTGATCAAAAATGTATTCACAGCATACTTGCCCTGCATACTCTCGGTTCAACTCGTTAAGCACCCAAGACTCGATGTTCTCATCAAATGCGCCAATATGATCTACTAGCTCAATTACATCGCTATCAATACTAGCAATATCTTTTTGTAGATCATTATATAACGGGCCAATCCGAGTCAATGCCTATCCTTTTGCCAAACAATATAGAAATTGTCCGATCAAAACAAACTCTAAAATAATTAGTAGGTCTATCATATCAGTTCTCAGAAAAAAGAAGGACTCAACACCCGAGAAAGACCTCGGGTGCGAGTATTATACCTTTAAATTATGAGGACTGCCGTGCGCGGATCATAGCAAGGATATCTTGTGCCTTGTCTGCGCCCGCTGCTGGCGCTGCTTCTACCTTAGGTTCTGCTGCTGGTGCAGGAGCAACGTTAGGTTCAAACGGAGGAGTAGTATCTTCTGCTACCGGCGCTGCCGTTTCTACCTTGGGTGCTGATTCTGGTGCCTTTGTTTCTGAATCACCAAAATTCATACCAGCTGGTTTGAAATAAGACGCCCACTTGTCTGGATCGTATGCCTGGCCATCAACAGATGCTTCAAACATCTCTTGCATAACTTTCAGTTCAATATCGCCCGGCTTGTTAGGTAGGAAGGATTTGAGATCAAATAAGCCATACTTTTCAATCGCTTCCATTTCATCTGCAGAAAGTGCAGTTTCCTTACGAGCCCACGACGAAGTGCTGTAATCAGCATACCCACCTTTAGTGGTCTTAATAATGCGGAAGTCAAGTCCATTGTTGTAATCAGTTGGCAATTCTTCCATATCTGGGTCCATTAGTGAGGACTTAATAGTAGTAAAGATTTGCGGACTGATAATGAACCGACGAATTGGATTCTCAGGTGTCTTGTCATCTTCTAGTGGATTAGTGTGTACAAAACCCTGGAACAAGTAACTACGCTTCTTCCAGTATTTACGGCCCATATCTTCAAGAGATGGATCCTTGAACCAAGTGCGAACTTCTGTCAAAATTGGACACGTTTCATTCCACATTTCAACGCAGGGTACTGTCACAACAACCTGCTTGTTATCTCCGCCTACCACGCCGTTAAATGGCAAACGAATCATTTGGCGTTCAATCCAAAAGAATGGGTTGGAAGTGTCACCATCTGGAAGGAAGCGAACAGTTGCAGTATCCCCTTCGTTAATGTTCCAGTGTGGGTAAATGGCGTTGTCGCCTTGGAAAGTTGAACCACTAGCCTTGTTTTCTTGTGCTGCTAGTCGGGCACGAATATCTGCTAAAGATGCCATAGTAAGTTTCTCCTTATGCCTTATGCCTATGTTTTTTACCTTATGCCTAAGTGTATGCCTAGAATGTTTTTTCTAAAACAAACAAAACTATTGCTAACACTTACAGAGTAAGTATAGCATAAAAGTATTTAGCGTGTCAATAATTTTTTAAATAAAAAACGGGCCATTTAGGCCCGTTGTGTTTTAGCGTATATCGCTTGGATTTAATTGCCCATTCCCGCTAATCGTTTAATATCAGCAATAGCAGAATTAATTTGAGCACTTAATTCTGCACCCTTGTCAGCAATTTGGTCGCCAATATTACGTTCTTCAGATGCTGGCTCAACAATTTCAATATCCATATCTGTTGGAATGCCTACAGGGACATCAGTTGTATCAATTTCATCTGGTTCAATCATGTCAACTGGATTTTCCGGGTTGTCTAATTGACTAGTAGCAGTAATACCATTACCTAGTGCTACATCTAAATCGTTTTCTAGTTCTGTTAAACTTTCATAAATTCCCTTGCCAAACATGTTTGATCCTCCGGTAGTTTCGCCTTCGCCTTCTTTGGCCATTTTGGTAGCAGTTGCGTACATTACTTCTTCGCCACGATCACCGTAACGCTTTTTAAAGTCTGCTTTTGATTTTTTCATGCCCTTAACATACTTTTCGCGTTTCTTTTCTTCGCCTTTGGTTAGAGAACGTTCGTCAAGTTTAGGTTCTTCTATGTCTTTTTCATCGGCAATTTTACCATCGTCTTGTGCACCACCTGGAATAATTTGCTTTGGATCTGCAATCTCGTCATCTTGTTGTCCAAACTTACCAGCGTTAGCTTCTTGGGTCTTTTTCATTCCAGGAGCAACAGGTGCTTGTGGTTTAGTTGGTTTACGATCAAATCCGTAATTAGGATCATCACGAGGATCATCACGTTCTGGATCATATGGTTCTGTATCAGCAGGCGCAAACCAATCAACACCTTCTTTGCCTAGATCGCTAGCACTTGTTTCGTCTACCTCTTCAGAAAATAGTTTTGCTAATCTTTTACCAAGTTCGCTACGACGTGTCCATGTATCAATAACAGCTTCTGTTGCAGCGTCAATGTCATCACCATAACCCATATCTTCGGCATAAACTTCTGCTAGACTTTCGGCTGTTTGACGAATAACATCAGGATTCAATCCATATTTCTCAATAGCGTCATCGATACCTTTAACTAAAACTGTGCCATCACTTGAACCCCAATCTTCCAGAATACCTTGTTCTAATTTAGAAGCATACTCTGTCTCGGACATTTCAATTAAGCCCATTTCACGTGCTTCGTCATTTAAACGTAAAATGCGCTGTTGGATTGCCTTTTGTGCTTCTTTGTCATTGAATAAACTTGGGTCGCGTAGCAAATCATATAGTACTTTACTTTTTTCTAAATAATCTTCTCGATCACGTATTGGAGTATCGTTGAAGCCTTCGTCTACTTGTTGTTGAGGCTCTTGGAACGCAGAGAAGTCTTCATAGACTTTTTCTTGCATACCAGCTAGTTTACGCCATGCGTTCATTTCTAGCATTGCATCACGTTCTTGTTTACGTTCTTGCTCGCCGGTATCAATATCTAACTGCTCGTTAACATCTTTGTTTAATTCTTCTTCTTGGTATGCTTTTAGTTCTTCCAATGAAGCAAATGGGCCAGCAACTACTTTGCCGTTTACTAAAGCGTAAAACCCATCTGGGCCTTTAACAGCACTCATACCATATTTGTTCATGCCACGTGCGCCAAAGTCTTGTGCTTCTTCGAATTCTAATTCGTTGTCACCGCCAAGTACACGATTAGCTAAATCTTCCAAACCGGGATAGGAATCAGTGTATTCTTCGATCCAATCTTGAATAACCGGACGAGCATCTGCTTCTGGGTCATCATTTGCTAATTCTGCTAGACTATCATACAAATTGTCATCACCAATGATATCATATAACACGCCAGTGGCATTCATTGCGTCTGTTCCAACAGGAAGTGGCTTCGATAAAATGTCTTTTAACTGTTTAATTTTAGCTTCGTCATCTGGGATAGCCCAGGTGCCTTCTGTTACTTGTTCCGCCCATTGGCTAAATTGGTTAAACTCTTTCATTTGTGGTTCCTTGGTTTGTTCTGGTTGCTGTAATTGTTGTGCATATCCTGCTTTTTGCTCAGCATCGCGCTTTTCTTGTTGTTCAGCATCTTGTACTGCCAGGTATGTTCCAATTAGTACTGGTGGTAGATACTTTAACACGCCTTTAGCGATTTTAAAGGCAATCTTACCTTTCTTGTATACGCCTTCTTCCATCTGCGCACGATGCTTTTCTTTCACTTCGCCTTCGACGCCTAATTGCTGTAAAGAATAAATTAGGCTGCTATGTTGCATTGCATCGCCGTCGATACGCAATTTGTTTTTACCTTTAGCAATTACTGCCATGCCGCGCTTTTCGGCAGAATTAGCAATAAATTGCACTCTGCTTGGATCTACTACGCTATAAACAAACGTATATAAACCAACCGGCACTTTGCCGCTCGGTGATAATTTATTTGCGAATCCAGCTTCGTTTATTTGTTTCATAATGTATGGTAATGCTTCTTCAATACGTTGATCAATAGTTTCGCGTGTAAATTGTCCACGTAGGTTGTTTAACGCTTCTGCATCATCGTCAATCTCTGCAGGATTCCAGTCTTCTTTGTAAGCATGGTACCCACGCTTACCTGCTAAACTTTTTAAACGATGACGTAGAGTTTTGTAGCGTTCGCGACCAGCTTCAACTACTTCATATTGATCATCGTCTTCGGTAATTCGTTGTGTAGCACGTGTAAATTTAGATAGTACATTTGCTTCGCGTACAATATCGGTAATATGTTGACCGAATACATCATATGGTGTGCCGCCTTCTGCTACATGGCGTGCCATGGCACGTCCGGCAACTAACGATGTAAATGGCAACTTAAAGCGTTCGCCCTCGGCGTTTTCAACATATAACTTTTCGATGTTGCGGAAGCGTTGTTCGCCTTCTTCAATTGCCTTGCTGTGTACGATCTTTAAACGTGTTGTACCTGGTTTGTTATTATAACTGGTGTGCTTAGTGCCATTCCACCCCTCAAACAACCCTTCATTGATAGCAGCCATACCTTGCATGCTGTATTTTAACTTGTTTAAATTCTTTAATGAGAATGTTAACAGATTGCGTGTGGCGAAATTTTTCAACTGTGCTAGGAAGTCATACCAAGCATCCTTGTCATCGCCTTCCATATTTTTGCCAACATTATCACCATAATAGCACTCAAAGTTGCTTTCGTCGTCGAGTAGA